TCAGCCAGGGCCTCCGGAGAGGTGACAGAGTGGTCTAATGTGCATGATTGGAAATCATGTGTACTCGCAAGGGTACCGAGGGTTCGAATCCCTCCCTCTCCGCCATTTTCGGCGGGCCGCCGATGTAAATTCCGGCGGAGTTTGGGAATAATTCCGGCGAGTTTAGGAAACTCGGCCTTTTTCGGCGGAATTGCCTGGGCGTTGCATAGGCGCGGAAATGGCCTTGCGGGGCGCGCGAAAGAGAGGGCCTCCGGCCCGCATGTAGCGCCAGAGACGGCCAGGGAAGGCGCGCCAGGCAGCACAGGACTGGAGATCCGGGAGTATCCTATTATATAGAGAGCGGCGCCAGGAACAGCCACTACAGCCCGCAAGACGGAAACCGGGTGTCCAGAGATGGAGCCGTAAGAGTCGGGGAGCGATCAGACGGTCAATCCAAGCCCCGAGTGGGTGCGCCCAGGACCAGATCCAATCACCAAGACCTAGATGGGACGGAGGGATGCGGCCGGTCCCAGCGGCCGTTGGCACCGGAGGAATGGGAGTTGAAGGAGGCAGCGCCGTCTTCAAAGCCATGGCCGTGGTCAACGCCGGGTGGGACAGCGTGTATTTAACTGAGTGAACAACCATGATGGAGTTAAGCAGCCAGAGCTGCTATGACAGCAGCTGCACAGTGCACCCCGTGGCGATGACCTCAATACCCAGCCCAACTGGCAAATCCTGCCATCCGGTGACGTTCAGGCCGGTGGTATATGTGACTATGAACTCAATCGTTCCGCACCCCGTGTAGTCTCCTGAGGAACCGTAGGCGCGGCTGGCCAGCGAGACGATCACCTTGTATTGCTGGCCCACCTCGCCGCCGGTGATCGTGGCCTGAACCTGGACCTCGCTGAAGGAATAGCTGATCCCACTTATGAAGCTGACGAAGCTGGAACAACTACCACAGCTGTCGCATCCGCTCCAGCCGGGGATGAGCGCCAATGCGCGGGCCTTGGCATTCGCCCAGGTGTCCTCATTTCCCAGGCTGGATGTGCATGCGCCTTCCACACAACCACCATTGCCCGCAGTGCAGGTGGTTTTGGTGTAAGCATTGGGCCATAGCGTAGATGTTGGAAGGCCACTTCCCGACCCGGAACCCCAAGCTGGGGCATAACAGTTGCAGCATAAGTTTCCTTCCAATGTCGCCGATGAACCCGCAGTAAGTACACCCGTAACCGGATCAAAGGAGTTACTCCCTCCCACAGACCAGCTGGGATTTGGGTCTGACTGAAGCAGCGGATAGCAGCATCCTACGAGGTGCATCGTGCCACCAAATGAAACGGTAAGATACCTCTTGGGCGGCGAGCTGATGTCAGTGAACTCACTGTATCCAATGAGCGTCGCCGTGCCACCCTTACTGCGACAGGTGATGCTGCACGAACCGGTACCGCAACATTTGGGGCCAGAGCTGCCGAGAATCCGGCCTGAGAGGCGGGCGGGCATCGGGATCAGGAACCGGTCGGCGCCTCGCCGATCACGTGGACAAGCGTGCCGTCGCACAGTTCAACGGTCTGAGCGCCACCGCCCATCAAAGCATTGCCTATTTGCGTACTTGCGCCGGTCGGAGTGGATGCAACGCTCCCAGTGGAAGCCGCGACACCCGTAATCGAAGTCTTCTTGCTTGAGGACTGCATCAGCGCCGCCGTTATGAACTGGGCGACCGGCATGACGGGCGGAGGCCCAAAACGCAGCGTCGTGATTCCGGACATCAGCTCCTCGCTGACAGCCTGGATGATCGCGCCGTCAGCGGACCAGTCCGGTCGGCCGTGGATGAACTGCACCTTCTGGCCAGGCGAGAATGCACCGTTGCATTCGGCCTGTTGAAGGGTGATTTGGCCATCAAACCAGGGAGTCGTCAGAGTTGCGAAATAATCGGCCGCAACCGCTGGGATTCCATCCGGCGGATCGACGTAGTTCGCGATACTGTTCTCAAGCGCCGTGAGATCGATCGTGTTGACGATCACCCGAGGCCCGGTCGTTGCTCCCGCGACGGTCTCGTTGATGATGATGTAGGAGGCGCCTGCGGCGTTTTTGACCGTCGTAAGGAAGATGAATCTGATCCCGCGCGGGACCAGATCGCCACGCTGACGGAGATTGTCGATGCGCAGCACCTTTGTGCCGTCAGTGAGATCGAGCGACGCCACCGGTTGGTTTGACCGGCGACGGAAGTGGATCGTCGGAGGCGTCGTGGTGTAATCGCACCAGCTCACGAGGTCGACCATCTGCCCTTGGCAGCGCAGAAGTGCGGCCGAGCAGCCTAAGTCTATTCCCTCCGCCCAAGGAGCATATAGGTTCGGTGTGATATTGACGTCCTTTTGGAAAGCGACGCCTTGGGCGAGTGCGTAGTTGAGGATATCGTTGAGCTGTGTGGCGACCGTCCAGGAGTCCCACCCTGTACCATTATAGGCCGGACTGCGGAAAAGAGTGACGGCAGAGGTACGAATCGCGCTTTGGCCGCCCGATGCGCTGTCGGTGATGGTCCGGACCTGCTGATAGGTCGTGCATTTCAGATCATCCCAGACGTTCCACGCTCCATAGATCTGCTGTCGTTTTTGGTCGCCCTCGACTGTCGCGTCGGACCGGATCGCGCCCTGGAAACGAGTCACCCCATCGGCGACCAGGGCGATCGTGTCACCCCAGGCGAAAATCGGCGCGGCGAGCTCATCGGTGCGATCGACGACAAAAACAAGCTCATCCAGGCCGAACGATCGCCGGTTAAGCGTGATCTGAGAGACGCCCAGTCCGGCGAGCGTTTGAGCCGGGCCACCATTCCTTGAGACGGTCCAGTTCATCCAGGGTTAATGGCCTGGTTGATCTGGTCCGTCTGCTGCGAGGCCGGATCGGTGAACGGCCCGGAGGCGGTGCCGGGGATTGCGACGGGAAGCGGGGTCATCTTATCTTGGCCGGCGCCGAGGCTGTAGCTGCGGCCGCCTCTGGAGATTGTGCCGCCCGAACTCGCAGCGAGGCTTGCCGCGGCCATAGCGCGCATGTGCTCGCGCATCATCTGAGTGTTCTCGCGCTGTGCGGCAGTGTTTTCGCGGGTCGCCGAAATGTCGTCATGCGTGGCCGTAGTCGCAGCTTTCTGGGCCTCGATAAGCGCGGCGTGCTGGCTGTCATTTTCCTTTGCTTCCGTATCGAGCTTCCCGCCGGATGCGTCGAGATCCAAAATCCTCTGATTGGCTTCCTTTATCCGTTCCGGATCGACGGGTGTCTCCTCGTGAGTTGGAGAGGCCGAATGAGCAGGGAGCGCACGTGCGCCGCGCCCGCGACCGCGCCCCCTTGGAATGAAAGCGGAGCCGGGTAAATCGGGGCCGAATTTCATGTCCGCGGTGACGCTGGCGTCTTCAGCGGCAATCGCGTCGGTGGGCGTCTCGGCACCGCTGCCATGCTTGAGAAGCCTATCTTTCTCTGCAGTAGCTCGCTGGAGGGCCTCCTGATTGCGACCCTTCTGCTCCGATATCTGCGCGGCCTTTTCTTTGTTGTGCTTGAGGCCTTCCGCGATCTCGGAGGAACGATGAAGCTGCGCGGCCTGCTGATGCTTGGCAAAGTCCTCCGCATCATTGACCATGCTCCCCTTCAGCTCAGTGATCGCGCGATCGTTATTCTTCTCTGTATTATTGGCGGCCAGGGCGGCTTTCCCGGCATTCTCCGCTAAGACTTGGAGCTTCGCCTGCTCGATTTTGATATCGGCCTTCTCCTTTTCTGGATCAAATCCCTTAACGATGCCCTGCAACGCCTGACGCCGCGCGGTCTCCTCTGGCGAGTCACCGAACGCTCCCAAACCGGCTGTTCCAGAATAGGGTTGCGATGCTCTCGCCAAATAAAGCGCATTCAGTTCTTTTTGCGCCTGCTCTTTTCTGGCCAGATCGGCTTCATGCCTGGCCACGGCATTCGCCGCCTCATTATATTCTACCTGTTGGCGGTCGACATTTTCATTCGTGGCCTGGGTTTCCTTGGCCTTTTCCGCGATTTGGTCCGCGCTGGCCTTTTGCTTTGTCTTGAAATCCCGCTCCTTCGCCGCGCTCTCCGCTTCGAATGCAGCTTCTTTTTTTTGTTCTGGAGAGAGATTCGGGTTCGCTTCGATCTTCGCCTTATCGAGATCGAGCTGCGCCGCGGAGTGTTTCAGCTCCGCCTCTTCGACGGACTTCAGCTTTTTAATGGCCTCGTCTGCATCCTCCTTGATCTCTTTGAGGCCGATATCCACCTGATCCAAGGCGTCCTTTTTGAACCGCTCAAAGGCCTCCTTTGCTTCGTCCGCTCCCTCGCCCGCCTTCTTTAGCCCTTCTCCGGCCTCCTCGCCGTGATGCCGCAATGACATGAGCACGCCGACCAGCGCGCCAATCCCGAGGATCGCCAGGCCGATCGGCCCGGATGCACCGATCGACGTGCGCAGGAGGCCCAAGAATCCCCGGAAAGCCGTCGCGACGCCCATGATCGAGCTCGCTCCACCCTCGCCGGCGCGACTGATGCCCTCGATGATTTCGCGGGTTTCGTGCCCGCTCCGGGCGAACTCCCGGAGTTCGCTGCGCGTCTCGCCGAAGCCCTTGCCGAGGTCACCCGTTGCGCTGGCAGCCTTTTGCGCGCCATCGCCCACGCTGTTAAGCGCGGCTTGCGCTTCAGGCGCGCCGTTGACCCGGATCTGAAAATCGAGTGATGGACCGCCGTCAGACATGGGTCAATTGCCGACGTATATATCGGCGGTCGCGGCAATAGTGGAGGACAGTGAAAAAGACCGCGTGGCGCTCCATATCTGGCAGCTCGCGCTGCTTGTTTCTTGGACCGTAAGCAAATATGTCCCGTCGGTCACAGAGGAGTCGGTAAGGGTGCTGTTCCATTCATTCGCGTCGCCGCTAACTGAATCGACATTCCCAGGGGCAACGTTCGATGCCAGGATATCGCCCGACAGGCTTGTCCGCCGGATCCGTATTGTGGCAGATTTGCCCTGTCCGTTGATATATTGGCTCGTGAAGAGGTCGACGTGGATCACGACCACGGAACCATGGGGCGTGATTGTCAGACTGGATATCACAGTTTCGGTCTCGCCACTGCTCACCAGCTCCTCCAGGCCCGCGGAGTCGGAATTGCTAACGATTCCCGTGGTGCCCAAGGAAGTCAGATAGAGATTGGTCGCATCGGGCGCAGTGGAGACCCAGATACTGGTATTGCACCTGGGGGAGATGAGCACGACGCTCGGAGACGATGAGAGCCCATGGGGCACGGTGGTTTCGGTCAGACCGATGGAAACCGCTGATAACTTCACGAGTGTCCCATTGGAAGTCACAGTCGACGGAGTAACCCATGCTGGTGCGCCGGAGGCAACGGTGAGGACCTGGCCGGAAGATCCGATGCCAAGCCGTTGCGCCGCTCCTGCCGTCCCACCGATCACCAAATCACCCACGGCGGTCATCGGGTTGCTGAACCCACCGCCCGAGCCGCCAGTCCAGGAGAGCCCTCCGCTGCCATTGTTTGCGAGCGATCCAGAGCTGTTCGCTAACCCCGCAAGCGTCGGCAAGACGCCCCCCAACCCAATGGTGCCGCTCGTCGTAATCGTGCCGCCAGTAAGGCCGGTGCCCGCGGTGATGCTGGTCACGGTGCCAGAGCCGCCGCCGGTCGATGACCAGGTTAAACTGCCGCTGCCGTTGTTGGTGAGGCTGCCGACACTGTTCGCGAGTCCCGCGAGCGTCGTCAGGATTGGCGCGCTGGGCTGCCATGGCACGGTCCCGCCGCTGCCGGTTGCGACGGTGCCGTTGATCGTGAGTGTCGCTCCAGTTTGCACCTGATTGTTGGCGCCGCTCATGCGGACGTCGGTCAATGGCGTGCCGGCGTGGAGAAGCGCGGCCGCGAAGATCACGATGAAAAGAATTCGGAGGGTTTTCATGGGGAAAATAGTCACGCGCAGGCGATCCAAGCGAGGGAATAGGTGCCGTCTGGCGCCGCGCCGGACAGATCGGCCGTGAAGCCGTTAACGGTGACCGAGCCGGCGCGGATGACGGCCCAGATCGCATCGCCGCCTGCAGGCCTTTGAACGTTGGCGACGACAATCGGCACCGACGCGAAGGGGATGGCAAAGACGACGTCGACGTGATCGGCTAGGGAAGGAATTGCTGTTGTGCTACGCTTGATCATGTCGGTGGTTGGTTCGACGAGTGCGGGCGGCGGATCTTCGGTGATTGGAGCGGTCACCCGGAACGCATAACGAAACGCTCCGGTGATTCCCTGTACTGGCCCGCAGTTGGCCCCGTCGATGACCGCACCAGGGAATGAGACAATTTCCTGGTCGCCATCCGGACCGCACCAGAAACGCAGGACGTCCTGAGTTGGGAGATCCCAGAAATGGGTGAGCAATTGGCGCTCGGAGACGTGCTGTGTGGCGTGAGATACCGAGGCGAAGAAGCTGACCGTCGCCGACCGGTTGCCGCGGGCGAAAAAAACCGCCGCGGCCGCGCGTAAGAGATGGACCTCGTCGTTGACCTGCTGGCCGTTGAGCGCCAGGCTACCGCTGATCAAGCCGGTGGCCAGATCGTCGGTAGCCAGCGTCAAACTGCCGTAGACGATTTTCATTCACGGCGCCAATCAAGGAGATGCTATCCCAACGAAGAAGCGGGCGCCGGCCGTGGTGGCCGCGCCGCGGGCCTCCAGCTCGCCGGCGCGCGGGCCGGTCGGGGAGAATGTCTGGGGAAGCTGCCGGGGTGCTGCATTACAGACCTTCGTGTAGACCCCAGTTCCGGTGATGATCAGGTCACCGCGCACCCTGGTCGCTCCACGCGCGACCGCGCCGCCCTGCATGCCGAGGAGATCGAGCATCTGCTGCTCGGAAAATCCCATCGGCGAGAAGGTCGCACCGACATCGAGGCCGGATATCTTGAGCCCGAGCGTGCCGCGCCCATCGGTGACGATCGGTTCGGTCTTGAGATTCGGGTTGAGGGTGATCGGGCCGCGCGATTTGAATGTGTCCCAGGGGGACGCTCCGAAAGCCAATGAGTATTCTTGAGTTGGCATGTTGGCGACGACCGGAGGCGTGGTATCGGCCAGAGCCATCTTGGTGACGGTGTAGAGGCTGTTCGCGTCGCTCCATGGGGCGTTGTTCTTCCGGAAACAGCCGAATGAGAGCGCGCCCAGCATGCTCGCGATCGCGGAGTGAATAACCGAGGGCATGCCCGTCACGGCGCCGTTCCAAAAAGTGATGCGCCGGTTCGCGGCGAGCGCGTCGATCTGTACATATTCCTGCTCGATGATCGCGAAGTCGCCGCTGCCCACGGCCGTGATGTCGATCTTGTTGGTTGCGGCGATCGCATGCGCCTCTGTATCGTGGAGCGTGCCGGCCAGGCCCCAGAAATAGGTTGTAGCCTCCGAGAGGCCGGTCGGCAGGGTGGCGCTCGGGAAGAGGCAGAATCGCACCGGGCAGCCGGTGCGAGGAACTGCGGTTCCGACCAAGGCGATCACATCGGTGTCGGCAGCGACGGACAGCACATCATAGCGCGGCGTGACGAGCGATCCAATGACCGGAGCGGTCCACCGATGGAGCACCGCGAGGGCCGCCGCGGTCCATTCGCCAACTGGCACGCCGGTGAGGACTACGGAATTGTCCAGGGCGCGCTGGTCGAGCGGCCCATAGAGGTCGCTTTCGATGGAGAACATTTCGGCGAGCGGAGTCAGCTTGAGTCCGCCCTTGAAGTGAAAAGTCTGGCCGCGATGGGTGACGTTGGCCGGGCCTTCGAGGAGTGTTGCGAGGTTCATGTGGTGTGATGTTTTTGGCGGATCAGGTGAAAGTGGATTACTCAGGACTACGTGAACGTAGCTTCGGCGATGCCGCTCTGCTGGAGGTCGCTTTTCTGGGCAGCTACCCGGAGTGTGCAGGCAACGGGGACGGAGAATGGAGCCGAATAGAGGTGCGCGGCCGAATTGGCTGAGGACGGATAAGATCCATCGATCGTGTAATAGATCGCGGCGCCGGCCGTGGCGCTGGTGAGTGTGACGGTCTGGGGATGCGCCCCGGAATCAGGGGAGATCAGAGGAATGCCGCAACGGCAGGCCGCGCCGAGCGAAACAAAGGTCTGCAATCGCGCCTCCCAAGCATTGAAACCGTCGAACGAATTGTCGGGCACCAGCGCGCCGGCATGATATGGAGAGAAGACCTGTTCGGGTCTCGATCGAGCGGCAAATGCGAAAAGCCGGATCAACTCGGCCGCGATGAGCTCGGCGCTTAGGCCAGTTCCCTGCGATCCAGCGTTCAAGGTCGGATGCTCGATCACTGTAAATGCCTGGATGATCTGACCGCGGAGCGACGAATCTCCGGAGTCGGGGAAGAATGTCGGCCTCTGGACCAGGATGCATGCCCCGATCCTTCCCCCTCGCGACAATTCGGTTCCAAGCCGCTGCTTGACCTCCGCTTCGGTGACGGCCTTTCGCTCCAAAATGACGGCGACGGTTGCGAGCGACGATTCGGCGAGGATGGCGCCAAAGCAATCCTCCTGGATGAGCCGCAGAAAATCGACCGGAGTCGTGCTCATTTGCGGGCCTCCCATGCGGTCAAAATCGCGGCGCTGATTGACCTGGAATAATTCGGGATCCGCTCCTCGATGCCGGTGCGGATCGGCGCGCGCTCAGGCATGCGCATATGACGTTTGAACGACCGAACAGTCACTTCGGCCGCGACCATCTTCTTTATAGTGCGGCCCTTTTTGATGTGCCCCGCGCCATCCCATCGCAGCAGCGTGAAAATGAGTTCGCGGCCAGCCTGCCCTTGTCGCTCCAAGATCCTGCGGGTGTGGGATCGGACCGTCACCGTTCCATCAAAACCGAACTCATGAATCCCGGCATAGGCGACATTAGTACCGATCGAACTGGAGACCCCATTGTCGACGATTTTCGCCGCCGATGGACGGACCGAAGATCGCAGCCGGTTGCTGACAACTCCGAGCCGGTGTTCGGAAGGAGGAAAAGGTCCGGTGCCTGTGAGGTGCTCGGCCTGGATATGACCGACGGTGAGCTCATTCTCCAAATCGAGAGCGTGCGCGATCGCCTGGAGCATCCGCGTCGGAGCCGCGCGCATCTGGGCGGCGCATTCGGCGGCATTGGAGGTGATCTCGATGGTAGGCATCAGGCCATTTGGTAGCGGATAAAGGAACCGAGCAGTCCCTTCACATCGGGAAGAAGTCCGAGCGCCCCGAGCGCAGGTTGCACGCCGCGCAGGGCCTTCGGATGTTCGGCGATCGCCAGGCCTAGCTTATCGCGCTGGGTCCAGACGTGTTCGCATTGGAGGGACCAGGCCAGGAGCAATTCGTCTGGCAACGCGGTGGCGCCGGCTGGGATTGCAGTTGGGAACCCCTCATCCGTCGGCTCAAGTTGTTCGACGAAATATCCGCCGGTGTAAGTGACCCGCATCATTCCGCGCTGCCAGCCTTGCTGACCGTAGAAATAGAGCAGCCCTGCATCATCGAGCTGGTTGACCAAAAGTCCGGAATTCGAGAGCTCGGCCCATCCATCGGCGAGCGTCTGCTGTACCTCGATCTTCGCGATCGACTCGACCGGATAACGCTCGACGACATGCTTCGTGCGGTCGGCCTGGAAATATTCGATCGCGTTCTCCGCGCGGAGGAATTTGCGATTGCAATGCTGCTCCAGCCGGCCTCGGACGCCGGCGCCGATCGCGAGGATCTGCGTGTCGTAATCGGTGCTCGCCTGCATCGATGCCGGCAATAGCCATGCCTTGAGGGTGGCGAGATTTGATAGACCAGCGTTCATGCGAGCACCTCGATCTGTTTGCCGAGCGCGTGGGCGCGATCGACCGAGAGAAGAAACTCATCGCCGCGACGATATGGTCCGCCCGGCTCGACGATCGGCTGGTGCGAAATGCTGCGCACCCGGACAGACCCAATCGAGGTGACGGCGCCGGCGAGCTGCGCCGGAGCTTCGGATGGGATCTGGCCGACGGGGATCAGGTCGAGATCAACATCGCGCAGCCGGACCAATGCAGTGGCGCTGTCGTTCACCCCCATGGTGACGAACCAATCGTTGCCGGCCGCGCAGAGGCCGGAAGGGAAAACATCGATCGGCGCCCAGTGGAAAAAGCGCGGATAGACAATCGTGAAATCATCGGTGCTGCCCCACCAGAGCGGATTTTTGGAAACATGCGTGATCGCGCGCCGCACCGGATCGAGGAGCATTGCGAACATGTTGTAACGCCGGCCGCGGTGCACCTCGGCGACATAGGCATGGCCGATCGCGAGCCAGGCGCCATGACGGGGAGAGAAAACGGCTGGGCTGCCCCCGCTCGGCTCGCCCCAGGGCCACCGGAATTTCGGTCGGGAGATCCATCCGATTTTCCCATCATGGTCAAAGAAAGTGAAGTTCTTGCCGCCGCGGCCGTCCGATATCTCGACTTCCTCAAGAGCGAGCTTGGCCAGGTCAACGCGCGCCAAACGCTGACTGAAAACGCCATCGCCATGGGGCGCATAGCAGACGGAAACGAAGCTAAGATAAAGCTGGTCCGCTGCGATGAAGAGGCGTGGATCCTCGAAGAATGTGCCGGCGCGGTCTGGCTGGAAGACGAGCCAGAGGGGGCCGGAGCGCCTCCATGACGTGCGATTGATCCGCGAAATTTGGATGCTGCTGCGCCCGTCGAAGTATTCGATCCGCTCGGCCAGTACCCAATGCCCGTCGAATTTCACCAGCGACCCGTTGAACGCCCGGTGGATCAGACCGGGGAGGTCGGCGATCCAGGAGGTCATATAGCCAGGATGCTCGGTGATGGCGGGGAAAATCATCGGGAAGGCGGGGTGGCTGGACGGCGCACGATCGGCCGCAGGATTGCACGATGCGCCGGCGCCGGCGCGCTTGGGCATTGCGTGGAGGCCGGCAGAATGGGAGCCGCAGCTTTGATCGCAGTTTTCTTAGCCATCAGAGGAGGCCGAGCTGCTCCGGCGTGAAGCCATAACGTGCTGCGATCGACGCATCGGGCACATCAGTGAAGATCGGCGGGAGGTAGCCAGCGGCGCCGGGCTTGAGGTCCTGGTTGTAGTCCTCCGGGTACGTCTGGGTATCTTGGGTGCGGATGAGTGAGGCCTTAAGGCCGGCGATAAATGCCGCATGCTCAGGCGTGCCGGCGAGGGCATCGAGGTCTTGGCGAGTGTTGATCGTTTGCATAGGAACCGTTATCCAGCGAAAATAAGCCCGAGGCTGCGCTGCAGATTGCGGCTGTCGGCCCAGCTGGCATGGCCGAGCCAGGCGGAGAGGAAGCGCTGGCGCGCCTCGGGCTCATCATGTCGCGCGAAGTGCCGTAGCTTCCGGCGGGCACGGCGCACGCTCGCCGGGCGCAGTAGCTTGTGCCGGGCAAAAATCCGGTAGCCGAGAAAGTTGATGCCCTGCGTGTGATGTGCCACCATCCAGTGCGAGAGCCGCAGGCCCATCGCCTCGCCGGCAAACGCTTCGGCGCGCTTCAGCAGCGCCGCCAGCGCACGCCAGTCGGTGCCGAGCACGACGACGTCATCCATATATCGGTGCCAGTGGAGCGCGCCTTGCGCGACGAGCCAGCGGTCGAAAATGTGACCGTAGATATTGGCCCAAAGTTGCGAGGTGAGATTGCCGATCGGCAGGCCCGTACCCGTGCGCGGCGTGAAGCGTTCGATCAAATCGAGTGTGCGGCGGCAACTGATCTTGCGCTCGATCTCGTGCCAGAGGATCCCGCGGTCGATGTTCGCGAAATATTGCCGGAAATCGGTCTTGAGAAAATAGACCTGCTCCGGTCCATGCTCGCGCACGAGCCGGCGAAGTTCCGCCTGTACGGCCACGACGCCGTGATGCGTGCCCAGGCCAACGCGGCAGGCGTAGCAGCGGCCCATCAGCACGCAGTTAAAGATCGGCCCGATCACCCGATAGAGCGCATGCTGCACGACACGATCGGCGAAGGGCAGTGCCGAGATGCACCGGGCTTTGGGCTCGTACACCCAGAACTCGTGCGGCGGCTGAGGCCGATACGTGCCGGCGAGCAGCGCGCTGCGCAGATCAGCGAGCCTCACCTCAGATTCCTCCTTGTAGGCAAGAAAGCCAAGAGTCTGCCGCTTGCCGAGCGCGGTAAGGCGATAGGCGATGCGCAGATTGGCATCGGCCACGATGGCCGGGAAGAGGTTTTTATAACGTTGGCCCACAAAGAAAGTGAAAAAAGTGGAGGGCTGACGGGTTTTGCCGATCGCTTTCGCGAGGCTACTCGCCGCGCCCTCACCCAGTAGTGTATTTGCCGAAGCGAGAGAGCCCGGCTGACCACCTTGGTAGTCGGGTCCGAGGCCCGTGAGCGCTCGGAGTTGAAAAAGACTTGTCGGATTGTCACAGCGGCCGCGGGCGCCGATATTGTTGTTGGAATTCCACGGCGAGTTGTTCCAGTTCGAACAACGCGAACCGCAGTTGGCGCCGTTGTTCCAATTGCCACCGCTATCCGCGCTCTCTCTTCGCGGCTTGCGCGCGCTTGACCCAAGCCCCGAGCATCGCACCAACCTCGGCGAGGAGAATCGCCGCGGTACGGTGCTGATGCTGCGAGATAAACTTGCGCGTGGGCGCGGCGCAGAACCGCAAAATGAAACGGAGGTGGGCGATGCCGGCGTCGGCGGCGTAGAGCCGCGAGACCTGGCCGGACTTTCCCGCCTCGATAAAAAGCAGCACCTGTCCGAGGACGGCGTGTGTAGCATGGTCGCGCAGCACGTAGTCCGCCCGCGGCAGTCCGCGGAGCAGCGGATATACATAGTCGACGAATCCCTCATACTTTTCGACGATGGCCAGTTGCTCCATGCAGGCGTGCTGCAGGGAGCTGGCAGGGTCGAGGACGGTACGAGGTTCATTTTCGGGCGCTGGCTGCGCTTCCGCGCAGCTCATACAAGTTGCAGGTGGTCACAGCGGCCGCGGGCGCCGAAACTGCCGTAGGAATACCACGGCGAGACGCCCCAGTACGAACAACGCGAACCGCAGTCGGCGCCGAAGAACCAATAGCCACCGCCGAGCGGAGCCCGGAGGGCTGTGTGATAGACCTGGCCTCGCGTCTGCGGAGTGGTCTGCCAGGCGTAGGCAGTGGTGAGCGCGTCGGTGGTATCGCCGGCGAGCCATTCCCACATATTGCCAGTGGCCTGAAACATGAAGCATGAGGTCCGCGGCGCATCGAGGCCGGTCGTCACCGGATCGGCGCCGGCCTGCGTGCCTTCGGTGACGCCGTAGGCGGCGTGCGCGCGCTGGGCCGGCGTGAGCAGCTCCAAGCCGTACACTCCGAGTAATTCCTCGGCAACGAAGCGCGAGAAGTCCGGATATGCGGCCGAGCCATTTCCCCCGCGCGCAGCGGGGATAATTGGCAGCGAGCTGCCATCCGCGATCTGTGCGCCGTAAGCCGAGGCTCCTAGCAAATCTGGGTTGGTGTTGAGCGGATAGAGACACACCCAGCCGGCGCCAGGGCAGAATGCTTTCGCGCGCGGGTCGGGGCACGCCGGGCGGAATTGGAGATCCCAGATCGACGGGGGGAAGATCTGCGGCGTGGTATTTCCGCCGGTCTGCGCGGTCGATGCAGGGCCGCCGGGAGCGAAGTGGAAGCCGCCAACCCTGAAACTGTTCGCCGCTGTGTAGCCATAAGGAGCGGTGAAATTGGCGGAAAAAATCAGCAGCCCGGAGGACGTGACATAGATCGCATAGTCGGTTCCAGCAGCCAAAGCGCCGGTGTTGATAGGGATTACCGTTGCCGTATTGAATACAATGGGCCGGTTGGCGAAAAGGAATGCAGTTCCAGCCATCACCAAGATGCCCTGGTTCGTCGCATCAACGGTGCTGAAGCATGGAGCAAACGGATTTGGCTTGCGGAGGATTCCGGAAGCATATGCGACCGCGGGAATGAATTTGCTGCTCACGGTGATCAGGAGTTGAATTCAAACGGGATTACGACGGCCACGGCGGAGTGGTCGCTTTGGCGGAACGTCAACTCGCTGGAGTTGGCCGCTACCGCTACTGTCATTGCCCCTGCTGGGTACGGTGCATAGGCCGTGTCGCCGGCACCCTGAACGTCGCAGGGCACAGGTAGGACGAACGTGACTGAGTGGCAGGCATGGGCCGGCAGTGCTACGAAGGAGGCTCCGGCAATCGTCGCGGCGGTGTTGTCGAAGTGCGGGGCAGACGCCGCCTGCTGCACTGTCACCGCCGCAGTGGTCGAGGGCGAGCCGGGTGCGGTCCAGAACCCAAGGAGCCGCTTGAATAGCGCGATCAAGCTCCAGCTGCCCGTGCTGTCCGTGGCGGCGGAATCGACCTGCGTGCCGAGGTTGCGCGCGATCGCCTCGATGTTTTGGCCGCGTGCGATTTCGAAATCGGGACCAGGGTTCGTGGGAGAAGTGACAGGCGTGATGTTTGGCATGGCGTTTTGGCGTTGGAATTGAGAAGGGCTCTAAAAGGCGTCCGGCCCGCGCCGGGCGCCCGAAGAACGCTCCAGGGTGGCTTAGCTGCCCGCGAGCTTCAGGACCACGGCGCCATCGGTGCGACGGCCCTTGACGCCGGCGCGGCCGACGCCGCGGAACGCGCGCTCGAACATGTCGAACTTGAAGTCATCGCTGGCCTCGAAGTTGAAGTCCGTGCGCACACCGACGACGACCGCATTGGGATCGCCGAATGCGGCCACCGATTGGCCGGCGCCGTCCGTGTTCGGGCCCACCGAAATCGGAGTCACAGGGAAACCGAAGATCGAACCAAGCGCACCATAGCTTGGAGCCTCCATCGCGGTTTGGAAAATCGGACGGCCGATGCCATCCTTCACCGCGAGCGTCCTGGCCAGCATCGTCGGGTGGATCCACCAGCGCGGCTTACGCGTCAGCACGACTTGGGCGACACCGGTCAGACATTTCAGGAAGTCGGTGTAGCTCGATGCCCCGACCGTCGTGTGAGTCGCGTCCGCCGTGACGGCGCCGACATAATTGAACAATCCAGTGAAGCCGCCGGCCGTGGAATTGTCCGTGCCGTCAGCCATGAAGCTGATGTAGTCCAGACGGTAATTGAACGCCTCGATGAAATCGCCGAGGATGTCGGCGGAGATGTCGAACTCGGAATCCTGGAGCAACTCCAAGTAGACCGTGATCAGCACGCCGATCAGCTCGACTTCCAGATTCACGCTGGTGCCGGCCTTGTTCGCGTCATCCGCCATCTGCCGGTTGCCGGGCTTCAGCACATAGGCGATCGGGCGAGCGGTCTTGACGGGCATCTTCGTGACTTTCGAGCTCATCCGGCGAACGCCAAGCGAAGACCAGGCGCCGTATTCCGCGAGGGTGTCGTAAAGCTCCTTCAGATAGCCGGCCTGGAAATACGTGGAGCCAGGCTCATTCGTGACATCGAGCGTCTTGCCCTTCCAGGCGTCGATCGCCTTCTGCGGAATCGCTTCGCCGCGCGTCAAAGCGATCTGGCGCAGGAGAAGATTCAGGCGGGCGCAGCCGTCTTCGTTTGCAAGCAGGCGCGCCATCGGAGAACCGAACGCGGCGCGGGTCTCCTGCTTCAGGAGCAGATTGACGCGCTCCAGTTTCTTCTGGAAATCGACAATCGAGTTGCCCTGATTCTTGCAGATCGTGAGCTCCTCCAGAGCCCTTTTGGTCACCCCGTCAAGCCGGGTGACATCGGCGAGCAGGTCCTCCTGCTTTTTGCGAATCGCGCCAACACCTTCGAGAACCTTTTCCTCGAAGCCTTTTGCCAAACCCGGCTCATCAATGCCGGGGAACATAGCCAGCAGCATGAGCTGCCAGAAGAATTCAAATAGAGTTAACATGGTGATGGTTACAGACTGCGTTGGAATTCCAGGAGGATAGCCAGTTGCGCCCGCCGGGTTGCGGCTGCCACTCCGGCGGGAGACATGGCGGTAGTCGCGGATTTCGCCTTTGCGATCTTCAGGGAAAGTTTGTCGATATCCTCGTCGCTCAGAACCCCGGCCTTGTAGGCGCGGGCGAGCGCGTTCGGATTTGCGCCGATGATACAGGCGCTGAGCTCGATCTGCTCCTGCTCGATATAGACGGTGCGCGCGCCGTCCTCATCGCGCATGCCGAGCTCCTTGAGCTGCTGGACCCAGGATGTCTTGTCCGCGTCCCACCGGGTGGCCATGCGCGTCGGATAAAATCCGACCGACACGGCCTTCAGAAATCCGCCTTCAACCATCTTCCAGCCCCAGGCTGCGAGCGTGTCGGGCACGTCCTTGGCCCATTGCACGCGTTCGATCAGCTTGCCGGCCTCAAGGCGGAAATCGATCACCTTGCCGAGCAGCTTGCCGATTGAGGAATAGTCATGGCTGTCGACGAAGGGTGAATTCTTGGCGAAGTTCGTGAACCGCCAGCCGGCCACGCGGATCACCTCGGCGTAGTAGTCGAGCGTCTCATCCGAGGCGGTATAGTCGACGATGCCCTTGGCGGCATCGACGATGCGGACTTCGGGATGGATTTCGCGGCGAAGGGTGGGATTCATGGTGAAATTGCACTGGTTGCGTTCCTCGGCTATTCGGACAGCCGCACGCGTTTTCGCAGCCGTTTCATGCTGAGGATCTGGCCGCTCGGCAGGCGCAGAAATGGGATGGATCCGTCCTTGCTGACTAGCAGAACGGGCGCCGGCGCGGGAATGCGCTTCCCCTCGCGCTCTTCGACCCAGCGGCGCATGTCGTCCAGTTCGTTGCGCCAATAATTGATGAGGCGCCGGATCATGATTCCTCCTCGTCTGGAGCTGCCACGGCGATCGATACGCAGTGGCAATTGATCACGTTGCCGGCCGATCCGGAATCGTCGCCGGGATAATCGAGCTCTTCGCCGTCGACCACGAAAGGATCGTCGACCGGGATCCCGCGGTCCGGGGGATAATCGAGCCCGGCCTGCTCGTGCGCCGGCCGGACATTGGCGTTGCCGCTTGTGAGCCACGCCTTGAAGCGCACGCCGGCCTGGGTCATTGCTTCGTGGCGCCCGGCGCCATAGGCGGCGCTGGTCTCGGTTGCGGCGATTGTCCGGGCGCGGCCGGCGTCGATTTCGTTAAATGCAGCGCGGACGCGGTTGGCCAGCTGCTCTGTCGTATCGCCGGCGTCGATGCCCTCGGCAAGGGTTGCATGGATCTTTGCCTCAATTTCCGGGGGGACGCCGGAAAGGACGTTTTGGCGCTTGAGCGCATAATTCAGCACGGCCTCCGGCGCCATGCTGAACGGATCGTCGCGGCCGAGCTCATCGAAGAGCTGCTGGCCGGCCAGCTTGAGCGTCGCCGCGGCCTGTTTCCGCATCGCGGAAAAGAAGTTTGTTTCCAGCTCATGCTGCCGGAACATCAAGTCGCTGGCAGCCCCGGCCTTTGCGACAAAACCAGCGACGTCACAGCCGGGCCCACCACGAAGGAGCATCAGGTCGGCGCCCGCCCTGGCCTTTGCGACTGCATCGGGCGCGGATTTCTTCGGGCGATAGTTGGCCGAGATCTTCGATAGCACCTCGCCGCGGGCAATCATCAGCACCCGGCCGATCTTCTTCACATAGCCATTGAGCGCCGGGCGGCGCAAATTCATGTAATGCCGCCACCGCGCCAGGTCTTTTGCCGATGGCGCCTTGCCGACGCGGCCCGCGCAGCTCGCGCAGGTGCAGGCGAAGATGCGGTATTCGTCCGCCGCAATCGCCGGCGCTGGCTCGGCTTTCGCGACTACGGGAGCGGGAAGCGCCAGGACGTTCGCCCTGGCCTGAAGCGCCCGGCGCATTTCATTGACGGTCGGATCCTCGTCCGCCGTGTCGCCGTCTGTCTCGGTATTCTCCGAGAATGCCGGGTCTTTCTCCGCCGGCTTCGCCGCGCCGAGCTCGGAGACAGGGTTCGCACTGATCGGCACATATGCGATATCCCACCCGGTGAACGGTTGCATGCCTAGGTGCAGATAGTCGTTGATCTGCTTCCATGGCATTCCCGACTGCCAAAGCTTCTGAGCCGCATCGAGCCGTTCGCGACGCACCGCCTGCATCGTCGAGTGCTCATCCCAGTTCGCCCTGATCTTCACCGGGCGGCCAACCATGATCGAAGCCGGCCCGTCGAGTAGCTCACAGACTTTGCCCGCTGCCGGCATGCAGGTTTCTTCGATCAGCTCATATCGCGCGCTGGCCGAACCGATCGAGAAGCTGGCTACGACGTCGGCCATCGAGGCGGGCACGCCAAAGGCGATGAAGATCTCGTGGCGGCTCTGCAGCCTGGTCGCGACCAGGTCCGCATCCGGCGCCTGGATCTCCGGGGACTTGACCTCAATGTCACCGGTCAGAAATACCGGCCGGAATTCGCCCCGCTGAGCCCGCGCGCGCTTTTCGCGCAGGTCGGCGATGATCTGGGCGCGTTGGGGATCGCTCGGGATTCCGTTCTTGGCGATGATATACGGTCCCTGGTCGCCGTTGTTCGCCATCACGTTCCTCACGAAATCCCCCGCGTAATAGTCACCCTCCGCAGCGATCCGAGCGGCATCATATTCCGGCATCCCCCTCCACGGATCATAGGGATTCCAATATTTGATCTGCCAGACCTGCTCAGGCAAAAGCATGTGGCGCCCGCCCTTCGGATCCCTGTACTCCCAGCCGATGAGCTCGCCGCCCTCGGTGATCTGCCGCATCTGGTCCGGCCGTGGCATTATGAGCCGGCCCCGCTTGACCGCCTCTTGGAAAGGCAGCAGCCAGGTGTCGTCGGCGATGAGGAACGCCTCGCCCTTGAGCTTCAGCCAGCCCACGGCGGCCTCGATGAAGTCGCTGCGGTTGATACGAATGACCGGTTGGTCTAGGAACGCCTTCAGATCGGGGGCATCGAGCTCGCGCTCATTCGCGGGGTCGAACACGCGGAACGGAACGGCTGCGATCGGGCCGGCAATCTTCTTGATGGCCCGCTGAACCCAGACTGAATGCTTGTAGGGCTGGTTCAGTTGCTCGCGCGGATTGGCGCTGAGCATATCGACGCGGTCGAAGGGGAACGGCACGCCACCCGCCTTTTGGACGGCCATGGGAACGGCAGAAACGTGAGGCGTCGCCGATGCGCCGGCATATCGCGCCAGCTCAGCCTGGAAGGAGTCTTGGGTCGGGTTCATGCCGAAACCCCCTTTCCGGGCCGATGCGACGCCGATGCCGCTGCCACGCGTTGCCCTTGCATGGGTCTTGCAAGCGAAGATCTAGGCCGGTCGACCGCCGCGCAGCCACATTGACCCGCGCAAGGCGGAATATCGGCCTCAAATGCGATTTGGCGGGTTTTGCGGAAAAGGGGCATGTTCAGATGATGGCGGAGCTGAAATTGCCGGAGGGCGATTTTGCCGCATGTCGGGCAAGAGCTTTCGCCCAGAACCGATCTGCGTGGCCGGTCTCGTTGGCTTCGGCCGTGAAGCGGATATTGCCAGCCGCTGTCGTCTCCTTTCGGATTGAGCGGAAATCCGAGACGATGAAGGGATCGTCGGGAAGACGGCAGGAACGGTCTTCCATGCTTGCGCGGACCGGATAGGCGAGCTCCTCCTTGACTGGACCGGTGAAGGTGACGGCCTCGACCTTGTATTTGCCAAACCGCTCCTGGGCGCGCTCGGCGAACTGCATGCCCAGACCGGTGTTGTCGAAGCAGGCCCGGCGCAGCGCGGGCAATGCGAGCAGCGGATAGAGCTCGGCTTCCATCGCGGAGAAGGTGCGATTCTGCAGTACGATCATCTTGCGGGCGAACGCCACGCCGGCGACGACCTGGTCGATCCAGAAAACGGCGCGGTCGTTCTTCCGACCGACGTCGACACCCATATAGAGCGGGTCCTTGCATGCCTGAAGCTGCTCCAGAGAGAACTCCCAGGCTTCGCCCGCCTTGTATTTGCAGGCGTCGATCATCTCGTAAGTAATGAAGGCGCCGGCATCGTCGGACGGATCGCACATGTATTCCTGCAGGAAGGTCTCTTCGTCCGGGCAGCCGGCCTTGATGAAGTCGAAATAGGCGGCCTCGTCCATGTCCTGCCGCTGATCGTCCGCCGGGAGCTTCGCCTGCAGTTTCGCGAGGAACCCCGCATCGAGTGCGTCCTGGAGTGTCACCCGGTGCAGCGAGAATCCCTTCGGGTTGCCCTTGTGGCGGATCTCCTGGACCAGGCTGTTGAAGAAGTTCGCCGAGCCGCGGTGCGTCGAGACGATCTCCAGCGAGCCTCCCCAGGTGATGCCGGGATAGGCGATCGAGTAGAGCTTCCTCGGGTCTGGGTGCAGCGCGAATTCATCGAGCACGCGATCGCCGCGTTTGCCGGCCTGGGCATCCGGGTTGCTCGACATCGAGTGGATTCGCACGCCGCTCGCGAACTGAAGAACGTAAGCCGAGATCGCCCGCTCCTGGTCGATGACGATCTGACCGAGATCCTGGGCGGCCGCGTTAAGGATCGTGGCAAAGTTGTTGCAATCCTCCTTGAAGAGCCGCGCCTGCAGGTCATCGCGCGAGCTGATCCATGCGTCGTTCTTCGCTCCGTCGATGGACTTGTTGCGGACAAGGCGGTAGGCAGTGCTCCAGGAGATCCCGATCTGCCGGCTCTTCTCCATGAGCTTGAGGCGGGAATCATCCTTGATCCACCTCGCCTGGTAGTTGAGGAAAAAGGAAGCTGCGAGGGCCTTGACCTTCGCTTTGACGGACCTGGTTGGAGAAACAGCGATCACAGGAGTTTGAGCTGCTGCTCGATGAGTTCACGGGTCTCGGCGCTGAGGCCGCCGCGTGATCGCGCCTTCTCCAGCGCATCGCGCGCCGCAGAGATCTTTTCCTCGTATTGCCGCACGGCCAGGTCCTGATGCTCGCGCTTGAGGGCGAGTTCAGTGTCCTTCTGGCGGCGCTTGACCAGGGCTAGGTGAAGTGGCGCGTTCCGATCCTGCGCGGCCTGGATCTCGAAAGCGGCCTGCGCGATCGCGGAGATCTCCTGCGCTTTGCCGGCGAGCGCCGGGAGCTTTTCCATACTCGCCTTGAGCTGGTCGGCAAAGTCCGCCGAATGCTTCAGCCAGGCCGATTGCGGATACCAGGAGAAAAATTTCGAGAGCGAACCGGTGGACGTGTCGACCTCGTGATTGTCCGCGAGCCATGCCTTCGCTTTCTCCAGCGTCGTGCGGCGGAGCAGCTGGTAGAGCTCTTCCTGCAGGGCATCCGGCAGGGTCATGAGCTTGGCGTCTGGGCGCGGCTTCTTCATGCGTGCGCCAGAGCGGTGCTGCGCCGGTCTACCCCTAGCCCGGCGCAGCGTTCGTGCTTTCGTTCTGTTGCCCCAAAATCCCCGGCACGATATTCGAGCCGGGAAAGTGTGACGTCCGGTGAGGAATCCGCCGGCTGTCCCAGTTCGCAAATTGCAACGGCAATCATTATCGCAATGAGGCCCAGAGCGGCGGCGAGCAGGATCGTCCAGACGGCCCCCAGAAATATGGCTTTGCGAAAGCTCATTGGTTCTCCGCCCACCAGGCGCGGCCGGCATCGTTGAGTTTCCATTTCCTGCCGGAGTCGCTTGCGATACCGGTCAACCGGCCGCTGGCGTCATGGTGCCGGATTGACTCTTCGATCTCAGCCTGGCTGGCGCGCGGAGCGGCGATCCAGAGCCCGGCCTGGTCGATGAGCAGATCCTCGCGGAGCATGAACTCGCCGCAGTCAGCGAGGGCGCGTGCAACGGCGCGGTCAATGCGATGCTGGCGGGGGGTTCTCATTTTTTCTGCAGGTGTATGCCCTGGCACACAGTGACGCTGCTTTGCACTGCGCTAACGGCGGCGAGCACTTCATTGATTCGGTCATGGACGCCCCTCATGTCGTTCTTGATCTCCTTGCGCAGATCCTCGGTCCGCGCTCCGGCCTTCGAATCCATCTCCTCAATGCGTTCGTGGAGATTGCCGGTCGACCGGCTGCGGTCGGTCCGAAGGCCTTCAAAGCCGTCGCGTAATTCCACGCGCAGCAATCCGACCTCGGCTTCGACTTTTTCCACCCGCTCCACGGTCGCGAATTCAACTTCCTCCTGCACCCGCAGCGGCTGTTTGATCCGCGTCGGGGAAGGATTGAATGTGCGCCAGGCGGCGAGAGCTCCTATGCCGGATCCGACGCCGATGAACAGATAGAACAATACGCCGATCCAATTCGAAAAGAATGTGGGATCAGGGGCATCGGCCGCAAAGATCGGGATCATGAGGAGGATGAATTCGACGGCTTGCCCGGCGCCATGCGCTGCAGTTGGCGGGAGCCAAACCACCAGAGCACGGCCGCGCTGCCGGCGGTGACATAGCTCTGGACGATGAAGGTCTGTGTCGCCTGGTCGCTGGTCGGATAGACGTAGAGCGAATAGGCGATCAGGACCGCGGTGAGCAGCGGCCGCCAGAGCGCGAGGATCCCCGCAATAAACGGCGGCACGTTGCCCATCGATGGGTTGCCGCCGACCTGCGAAGCCGTGAAAGCCGTGTTCGCGCCCTGCTCCATCACGACCTTGAGCTGGTCGGCCGAGAGCTTCGATTGCGCGTCGCTGTTCGCGGCGATGCGCTTGAGCTCCAGGTCGCCCATTGCCTCATCGTGAGTGAATTGGTTCTTCGCCTGGAATAGGGAAATCACTCCGGTGATGCCGGATCCGAGGAGGCCCAGGAGGCCGCCGCTCGCCGCGTTGCCGACGAAGTCCATGAGATTCATGCTGCGTCTCCAGTCTGTTTGTTTTCCTCGCGTTTCTGGATGTGGAGGAATCCGAGCAAGGGGGTGAGCAGAGTGCCGATGAGCCCGATCATCGATCCGGGGAATTCCGCGAGCTTGCCGTCTTTGAGTGAGATCCACGCCCAAGCGAGCACGGGGACGAGCACGACGACCAGAACGCACGGCACGGCGATTAGGCGGGAAGCCGAGGGGTTTTCGCCATCGCCCATCGCGCGGCCGATCCAGCCGAAGAGATAGCTCAAGAATGCCTTCATCCCGTTCTCCTGGTTGATTTCGCCCCGGCTATTTTCGCCATCTCTTCCGCGGCCTCGGCAATGGCGATCGCGTTCAGGATGTCATGCGCAGCGTTCCTCCAGAATGCGCGAGTCGCCCGAAGGCCGACCGCCTCGCCCTGCGCGAACATCGCGGGCAATATCACGTATCCATCGGGCTTGACCTGGACGGGCTGAAATCCGAAGACTTGCGCGGTGGGGTGGATCACAGCCCCCGAAGATACGACAAAGCCCACGAAGGCGTGAACCTACCGTGGGCAGTGTGGGAACGGTGACGACTATTTCAGCATTTTCCCCGGCTGCGTGAGATTCCGGACGATAGTTACTGTGCAGTCTATCGCGCAACCGATCCCGCCGCAATGGGGTGAAACCCGTAGGAGGTATTCGAGCGTCGCCGGCTTCACGAGTTGCGCTGGGAGCCTCACACGGCGCGACGCCCTGATGGTTCTTTTGGCTGCGCCTTTGCGTTCAGTCTTTCGCCGGGTTGTCACTGGGAAGGTTTGATATCACGTAGGAGCCGGGCGGTCTCCTCCGTAGCGGTAGCGATCCGGGCAATCTGCTGAAAGAATTCGGCCAGGCCGTAAAAGATCAAGGCGCCGAAAAGAGAGATGGCCGAGCAGATGAAAACCGTGGCGTTTGAAAGCGCCAACCCCATAACTAGGGATCCGGCGGCCCCGACCGCAGCTATGGTAGCCAGAACACGGTAGATATTCCCGACCATCGATTGAGGCTTTGGCGGCTCCGATAGCGGGCCAGTGATCATCATGACGGTGAGGATTTCGGGAGTCGCCGCTCCATCGCGGCGTTTTGCATATGCCGTCGCATCTCGGCGAGCTCTTTCTTCAGCGTGGAAAGCGTCGCTTCAATTTCTTCGACCTTGCCATCAGTCACAGCGGGATCGTCCTGGATGCCAAGCACGGCCTGGCATTTCGGACAGCGAAAAGTGACTGCCCTCAGAACCTTCGCGCGATTTTCGATGGTAATCGCGGATTCCTCGGAGATGACCGCTCGAACGGTCGCGCCACATTTGCCGCATATTCCGGTGTTCATGGCGAATCGACCGCGATCAGCAGGCACATGCAATAGGGATCACAGGCGCAATCTTCGGGAGGAAGTGCTGGCGCCTCACCGATAGGGAAGCGTTGATCGACCAACCGCGAGCACGCCGAGCATTCATCCCCACGTCCCGATCCAAGTACCTGGACCCATTTGACTCCGACCTTCCGGAACCTGCGTATTCGAGCGGCATTTCCACGCTGTAGATTTCGGCTTTCGCGCTTCATTGATTCAACCTTATTTCGTTACCCGTAACATTCAAATCTAAATTTTTTTTACTAGCTCGATCATACCGGCTTTCACGGAGTTGAGCCGCTGCTCGGCTGACAGCGCTCGCTCGCGCCAGATCCCCGCGTTTTCGCCCGGTTGCGTCCGAGCTCCAGTGACCAGTTCATCAATAGTGACGCCGAGGTATCGGGCCAATTTAGAGGCTTCATCGAGCTTTGGAGTGCGGCCTTTGAGGTAATTATTGATTGCCGCGTGGCTTAGCCCAGCGGCATCGGCAAAAGCTCGCTTCGATAATCGGCTATCGCGAATGGCCACAGCCAATGCCGCCGCGAAGCCGATGGAAACAATCGTGTTCGTTTTTGCTTGCATGGTAACAGACGTGTGGGCACATCTGTTTCCACGTTACACGAAACACCCATGCAAAAGGAAGCCTCAAAAACGCAGCCCAGGGACGTTCCCCGCACGGTCCACCAGGGCATCGTGGCCGACGCCAAGGCGCTCGATGTGCACCGCATCCATCTCTGGCTGGTGCTCACGGGCCGGCGCCAGAGCCGCAGCCTGATCAAGCGTTACCGCGCGCTTCGGGCAGAGCATCGGCAAAATGCCGGCCTCAAGAACGGAGCATCGAAATGACCGCCCTGGCCGACGAGCTGGAATCGATCGAGGCGCGGCACAACCAGCTGCTGCTGGACCTGCGGCAAGGGGGGGGCGAAATGAAGACGGTCAATTCTCGGCAACCTTTATCCCGCGTTCTCCCGCAAGCCAGCGCGGCTTCGCCGTCTCATACCAATAATCGATCAGCATCGTCTCCAGTGCTATCGCTTCCGTCGCGTTTGGGATCGGCGGATTTCCGGCGATCCTACACTGCGATGCAAAGGTCGATGCGTAACGCATCCGCGCGAGCAGCCCGCGCTTCTGAAGCGGATCGACCGGGAGCGGGTAAGGCGGATCTTCATTCGCGAAATGAGCTACCCAGAGGTCAATCGCTCGCTCCGAAGCTTCGGGAAGCGGAGCGGCTTCTTGCGGCGTTCCGGCCTGCAAAAGAATCAGGGCAAACGCGCGCGTCAGCTGTTCGATCTGTTCCCAGGTCCAATCGCTCACGGCGCAAGACTGCTGCGGCCGTTGGTATTCCGCAATCGCGAATCGGGACGAAATAGCCATGCCCGCCGTTCTTCAGATGCCGGTGCAGACGCGCCAAAAGATGACCCCGAGGTCATTGATCGGGGCTGGGCAGCTGCAGTTCGACTGGCTCCTGGGCGAGCGGCAATTCTGGAGCCTGAAATCTGCCGCCGGGCTGCTGGGCCTCTCCGACAGCTTTCTCGAAAAGCTCTGGGACCAGGGCCAGATCGCCGGACATGAATTCAACGCCGGCCGCGGCGAGCGTCTCACGAAACGAATTCCGCGGGCCTTCGTCGTCGCACTGCTGGTCCGCAGCGCGAATTACTCGTCCGAAGCCAAGCTGCAAACGTACATGTCGTGCCTGCGCGAGTTCGGCGAGATCGAGCTTCAACAGCTGGTGCGCGAGGCTGAGGCGGAGATCAAGCAGAGAGCGAAGACGTGAACGAGTCGCTCTACACCTGCAGCGCATGCGGCACGACGGGCTTCACCTGGCGCGGGCTGAGCGCCCATTGCTGCAAGGCAAAACCACACCGGGCGCGGCTGACGACTGCCGAGATCGCATCGTCACTTTCCCTTTCCGCCGGCGCGACCACTGCCGGCGGTGCACAGATAGGTCTCCCCGCGACTGCACGTCGGATGAATGGCGCGGACGGTTTCCCGCGGCCGTGTTGTAGCAGTGTCGCCACGAGCACTGAGAACGTGCGGATCGTGGCAACCCTCTCCCGTCCGGATCAGCCAGCCACAGCCGCAACTGATTGTGGCAATAGCAGCGCTGATCCCGCTCTCGTGGCAATCGGTAACAAGCCGTCCAAGCGCCCAACGCAGCGGGGTCAAGCAAAGCAACCCAGGGCTCAGGCCCCGGACGGGAATCTTTCAAAAATGAGCAATGCCCCCTCGAACTATGCGTTGACCGTGCTGGCGGATGCCGAGATCCGCACCGTGGTCACCGTCTCGAAATTGCAGGCGGTCGCGATCGACCAGCTGGCGGCGATCCCGCGCATCGAGCGCGAGGCCGCGCTCCGGGCGATCCTCTGCGGGCTGACCTTGCTCCGCATTAAAGCGAGCCTGCCGCACGGGCAATGGGAACCGTGGGTTAGGCAGGTTAGAGGCCAAACCGCTACCAGTGGTAGCGTTTTGCCTGGAGTTGCTCAGGTTCGCTTTTACATGCGGCTGGCGATCGCCGCGATCGAGTGCACGAAAGCGACCGTGCCGGAAATCGTATCGCTGCCGGGGAATCAGACCGAACTGGCGCTCGAACCGGCAGACGAGTCTGCGCGCCGGCTGATGACCAAGCTCGTCGATTTCGTCGGCCGGAGTTCGCTGAATGAACTTTTATCCGAGCATGGTATCAAGGATCGCAAAGCCTCGAAGAATTCGCCCGGCAAAAAGGCCCAGACCGAGGCCGAGATGGAAATGACTCTGAATGAGCATTTCAACCAGATCGAAGAGCATCTGCGCGTTGCCACAGAAGGCACGCTCGACCGGGCGACCTGGATGAGCTTCACGAGGCGGCAGCACGACGATCTGCGCTTCATCTTCGAAAAGGCCGCGGAGGAAGTGAAGCAGCGCTTCCTTAAAACGCATCCGCAGAAAAAGGAGGAAGCATGAGCAGCGAGACATCGATCGTGCCGGTAGCCCAGAGCGAACTGGCGTTGACCTCCGACCAGGCCGAGTTCCTGCCCTTCGCGCACCATGACGACTGGGCGAAGCTTGGGCCGGATGAACAATCTCGCATCCGGGAGCGTATTCAGGTCCTGAATTCGGTCAAGAATTCCCCCCGTGGAAAGGTGGCCGCAATGCAGGAGATCGTTAACCAGAACCGCGACCGACGCGGCTTCGGGTTTAGTACGATCCGCAGCGATTATTACGCCTGGCGAGACAGCCAGTGGGATTGGCGCATTTTGCGGCATGCTTATCACCACGACACGTCGCTGCCGCAGAACTTCATCGCCGAACTGCAGCGGCGCGTGCTGCTCCAGCACCGGTCGCGCCTGCAAGCGATGAACGAGATCCGGGAGGAATGGCGCGCGGGACGGCCGGTGCCCGGCTATGGCACCTGGCGCGAATGGTTCGCTCGAACGTACCCGGACGCGCAGATCCCGGCCGGTTTCTGCGGCGATTTTCCGAAGGCCTGGGGCAATAGCACCCTCTATCAGCACATGCCATCGAAGGCGCAATATGCGCTGGCCACGCGGGGCCGGGCCGCTGCCGCGAAATATGTCGGCGGCATCGTCCGCGACACGTCGAATCTCCGGCCATTGGAGCTGATCGTTCTGGACGATTTCGAGCCGGACACGATGAGCGTTTACGAGCGCCGCGTCGTGCGCAGCACCGGCCTGGTAGCGATGGACGTGGCCACGCGGCGGACGCTCGCGATGGGAATGAAGCCCCGCATCGAGCAGGATGACGGCCGGCAGATCGCGATCGTCCGCGCCGACGTTCAGTTCCTCCTTAAACAGGTTTTTACGCGCTGGGGTGTGCCCGTCGATTATCCGATGACCGTCCTGGTCGAGAACGCTTCGGCCGCGGTGACTGAGGATCTCGAATCCGCGCTGACACTCTGCTTCCACGGCCAGGTTCGGATCAGCCGGACGAATGTACTCGCACACAAGACAATCGGGAATGGCTTCATTGAGAAAAGCGGCAAGGCACAGGAGAAATCGTGGTTAGAGAGCAGCTGGAATCTGACGCACAACATGGCGGCCAGCCTTCCAGGCCAGAAGGGCTCAAGCTATCAGGTGAAGCCGGGCGACCTTGAAGCGAAGATCGCCTATGCAAATAAGCTCTTCGGGATCGAAGGTTTGACTGACGAGCAACTCGCCCAGCTGGCGTCTCCATTCATGACCTTCGTTCAGCAGGCCATGGCATACAGCCTGATCCGCGACCGGATGGACCGGCGCGTCGATCACAAGATGCAGGGCTTCGACAAGCTGACGGAATTCCGGACGGGCGCCGGTGACGAATGGAAGCCATTTGCGAAGCTCGGACTTCTCACCGCGGACCAGCAGCTGCAGGTCGAGTTGCGCGAGCGTGCGGAGAGTTCTGTCGAACGCTGGGAGAAACTCGCTTCAAAATGCCATTTTGTGAAGGTGCCGGAGTTCCTACTCGCGCTGCTTACCTTCACTCCGAAGAAGGTGGCGCTCCGCAACCACGCCGTGAGTTTTTCTCACATCGGAACGGGTTACACGTTCCTCGATATGCGTGGCGACCTGCAAGGTCTGCCCGACGGGACGCAGTTCATGAGCTATTTTGACGATCAGGCCCCGGCGCGTCTGTTCGTGACCGACCTGCAGGGCCGGCCGGTGACCGTGCTCGATCGAAAGGGCGGAGCGCTGGGCAAAGCTGATATCAAGGACGCCGATGCGATCGGCGAGGCTGCCAAGCAGATGGCGCAGTTCTATCATTCGCAGATCGAAGGCCCGGTGAAGGAGCTGCTCGCCGGGGAGCGCGCCCAGGCCGAAACCGATCGCGCGCACAATGACGCCAAGCTCATCGAGTGGGGCCTGGCGAAGCCCAAAGCAATTTCACCCGCGGAACGAACAGCCGAAAACCGGAATGAGAGAGACGCTGGAAACCGGCCGCGGGTGAAGTCCCTCTCCCGCACGCTCGCGCAGGATCAGTTTGCCGAGCCCGCCGGCGGCCGCTTCGTGACGGCCGAGGCTCAGGCCCAGGCGATCGCCACTCACGCGCAGGCGCTGCAGCAGCGCGCAGACCGCGAGGAAGCATCACTCCAGGCGGGAATGGGCAATGGCCTTGCCGACCTCATTCAAGCGCCCTGCACGGAGCCTGCAGTGAGCGCTGAAATCGAACCAGAACCCGATGAGTCTGCCGGACTTTCCGATCTGATCTAGCAATTCGTTTTATTCGTTCTACCCATGGAAAATCCCCCCGTAATCCCCCCGATAGCTCCCGCGCCGGCCGACCAGGCTGAGTGGGATGGCACCAATCTCGCCGGCGACATCGTCGAAGCCGGCATCCAGAAAAATCCGCCGGAGTATCAGGAAGACCTCCGCTGGTGGTTTCGGTATGCGCAGATCGAGAAGCGCATGAGCCAGGCCGAGGCAGCCCGCATGCTCGGCGTCGACGGCAGCACATACAACCGCGTGCTCCGTGGCGAATACAAGGGCACGAACGGCCTGATCATCTCACCGCCGGCGAAGATGCTCTCCCGGATCCGCGTCACCCGGCAGCAGGAGCGCGAGAATGCTGCCGAGGTGAACAAGGGCCGCGTGATGACGCCCACCGTTGAGGAAATCTGGATGGTTTGCCGCAAGGCCTGGGCGGACCGCCAGATCGCGCTGATTTG